GGTTCAGGCAAAGATACTGCCGCAGATTATTTGGTTAACTTTCACGGATTTAGACGAGACTCATTTGCCAATACTCTTAAAGATGCAGTAGCCGCAGTATTTGGTTGGGATCGTACACTGTTAGAAGGTCGCACTAAAGAAGCCCGCGAGTGGCGTGAACAGGTAGATCCTTGGTGGGCTAACAGATTAGGTATGCCAACATTAACTCCGCGTTGGGTGTTACAATATTGGGGCACAGAAGTTTGCCGTCATGGATTTCATGATGACATCTGGATTGCTAGTGTAGAAAACAAAATGCGTAAAACTGCTGATAATATTGTTATTAGCGATGTGCGTTTTCCTAACGAAATTCGTGCAATTCATAATGCAGGTGGAGTCGTTGTTCGTATCAAACGGGGCGACGATCCTGAATGGTATGACGCCGCAGTCAGTTTTAATCGAGGACCCAATGGCAATTCAAGTTGGGCACTAAGTAGACAGAAACTAGAAAAACTTAAAATACATGCCAGTGAAACTGCTTGGGTCGGCGGCGATATTGATTACACAATATCTAACGATACCTCTATTGATGATTTGTTTGCACAGATACAACAGATTATTCGTGGAGAGTTATCACTGGATGCTAAGATAGCACTAGATTTAATTTAAAAATCTGGCCGCAAATCTCCCTGCTTCCACTTAACACCTTCTTTCTGTAGGGTGCGTTGACAGTTAGCACATACTGTTTTAAGATTTGTATATCTACAATTTGTTAAATCTCCATCAACAAAAAATACATTAAACACCTCTTGGTGAGGAGATTTGAGACCGCATTTGTCACAGACTTGTTTTTTAACATAGCCTCTTAATGCCCATAGGGGACTTCCATCGCTTCTACCTCGAGCACAATGATCACACACAGATCTATAAAAAGCCTTACCTTCTTTATAGTAATTAACAGCCACAGGTCTTTTTTGACACTTTTTACATAGTTTACGCATTAACCCGCCCTTTTTTTGCCCTTTTCACATTGTATTTAACCATAGTTTTTTACCATGGTTGGCTAAATATATCAAAGTGAATCCTTTAAGGAGTTTTAAATATGGCAACATTACAATCACCCGGCGTAAGCGTATCAGTTATTGACGAGAGTTTTTACGCCCCAGCGGCACCGGGAACAGTTCCGATGATATTCGTGGCAACAGGCCAGGATAAAGCAAACGGATCAGGCACAGGAACAGCACAAGGTACTACCGCGGCAAACGCTGGTAAGGTTTGGGTTATTACTAGCCAAAGAGATTTATCAGATACATTTGGTACACCTTACTTTGAAACAGATGCAGAAGGCAATCCTGTTCATGGCGGTGAATTAAACGAATACGGTCTTCAAGCCGCTTATAGCGCACTTGGAGTAAGTTCAAAAGCATACATTGTTAGAGCAGATGTAGATACAATGTCACTAATGCCCGATACATCAGTACCAGGCGGCACACCAGTTAACGGTACATACTGGCTAGTGTCTGCAGATACAAAGTTTGGTGTACAAGAGTGGGACTCAAGCACGGGGCAATTTACAAATAAAACTCCAATCATCATTGACAACAGCAATGTAGATGCAGAGTTTGACGAGGCGGCAGATGGCGGCAACGGACGACCTACAGTTAGCGCACCAAAAGGTACGTATGCAATGGTTATAACCAGCGATAATGACCAAAATCATATCCAAGGATTATACTACAAATCAAGCAGTGGTTGGGTTCTTGTAGAAGACGGGTTTGACAGCGGTAAAAAAGTACGTCTAAGCCCACACTATGACTATCCTAACTTTACAAACACAGGAACAGATGCTTTAAGTGCTACTACCGGTAGCATATGGGTTAAAACAACAACTCCAGGTCTTGGTGCTAACTGGGATGTAAGAGTTTATAGTGCAAGTTCTGCATCTTGGACTACAGTAAGTGCTCCTTTATATGCAGATACACAAGAAGCAATTTCTCAATTAGACGGAGTAACTGGCGGTTCGGCAATTACACCGGGATCTGTGTTTGTAGAATACGATCCAAATAAAACAGATACTGCAGATTTTAAACTATGGATTCGTTATAGTTCTGGTCCTACAACTATTAATGTAGCAGGCGGCTCAACCCCATATAATAGCAACTGGGCATTTGGTATTAGATCAACAGACGCAGGCGGCAATTGGTCTACTACTTCAACTATCCATGCTACTGCTTCAACTGGTACCGCATTAGGATTTTTAGTTGCTGAAGGAATTAACACCGATCCTTATTTAGAAAATGTTTCAGCAACGTGGGATGGTTCTGTATTGTCAATAACTCACGCATTAGGTGGAAACATTGAATTTTCTAATACTGCCGCGTTAGGTGGATTGAATGGACCACTTGAACAATTAAATTTTGCATCTAGTCCTCCTACTGGATTGTATCCAGCACCGTCAAGCACTGATTGGGATTATGTAGCAACAAATTGGAAACCGTTAGTATACGAATCACTCGAAATTGCACCTACTACAGAACCAGATGATGGTCAACTATGGTTTGATAGCAATCTAGAAGCAGACATTATGTATAATGATGGCCAACACTGGGTTGGTTATGCGACCGCAAATGCGTTCCCTAATTCAGATCCGATGGGTCCTACAATTAGCGCATCAAAACCTACTAAACAACAAGACGGTACAACTGCACTAGTTAATGGTGACATATGGATTGATACATCGATGCCAGATGAATACGGTCATAACATTTATGTTTACGACGGTACTAAGTGGAATTTATCAGATGTTACTGATCACGATAGCCCTAATGGCTGGGTGTTTGCTGATGCTCGATGGGCAACAGAAGGTATGTCAGATATGGCTGCCAGTATTGCTGATCTATTGACAAGCGATTATGTAGACCCAGATTGTCCTGATCCTCGTTTATATCCACGCGGTACACGTCTATTCAATACACGTCGTAGTGGAAATAACATTAAGAAATATCATCATGATTACATTGATATTAATGTACAGAATACACGTCTTGACGAAAGTATGATTGACTACTTTCCTAGTCGTTGGGTAACAGCAAGTCCTAACGATGAACAACATGTTGGTCAATTTGGACGCAAGGCGCAACGTTCAGTTATTACAAAAGCATTAACAGCAACGGTGGCAGGTAATACAACAATACGTGATACAGATACACTTGTATTCAACTTGATTACATGCCCGGGCTATCCTGAATTAATTCAAGATATGGTTTCGTTTAACATTGACCGAGGGTTAACAGGTTTTGTTATTGGTGACACACCGTTCCGCTTACCTGCTAGTGGAACTACGCTTAATAACTATGGATTTAATACAGCACAGGCACTTGACAATAATGACAGCGCCGCTGTTACATATAATTCAAGCCTAGCAATGTTCTATCCAAGTGGTTACACAAACGACAATTTAGGAAACAACATTGTTGTTCCACCTAGCCACATTATGTTAAGAACAATAATCAACAGCGACAACGTAAGTTACCCGTGGTTTGCGCCAGCAGGTACACGTCGTGGTGTAGTTGACAATGTAAGTAGTGTTGGTTACATTGATGCACAAACAGGCCAGTTTAAATCAGCAAGTCTATATCAAGGACTACGTGATGTACTTCAAACAACTGGCATCAACATTAACCCAATTGCTACACTTCCCGGTGTAGGTATTGTTAACATGGGTCAAAAGACACGAGCAAATGGTACCAGTGCGCTAGATAGAATCAATGTAAGTCGTTTAATCTCGTATCTACGTTATCAACTTTCAGTGATGGTCAAGCCATACTTGTTTGAGCCTAATGACAGTCAAACACGTCATGAAGTTAAAAACTCAATCGATGCAATGCTTTCTGAACTAGTAAGTCAACGTGCATTGTACGACTTCTTGGTTGTGTGTGATGGAACAAACAACACACCTGCAAGAATTGATCGCAGTGAGTTATGGGTTGATATTGCTATCGAGCCAGTAAAGGCTGTAGAGTTTATCTATATTCCATTACGTATATTGAATACCGGCGGTATCGCCAACATAAAATAAGGAGCATTAAATGCCAATCGCAAGTTTATCAAGATTTTCTGTGCCATTAGCCACAGACCAAAGCGCAAGTAACCAAGGATTGTTAATGCCAAAGTTACCGTATCGCTTTAGGCTTACGCTAGTCGACTTTGGTGTCGGCGGTGCTCCTGCAACTGAATTAACAAAACAAGTTGTTTCTATTGATCGACCAAAACCAAGTTTTGAACAAGTTGATCTACATGTATATAACAGTATTGTTAAGTTGGCGGGCAAACCTAAATGGGAAGATATTAAATTTAAATTCCGTGACGATATGACTAACCTAGTCACTAATAAAATCGGTGAACAGATGCAGAAACAGTTTGACTTCTTTGAACAAGCAAGTGCCGCATCTGGTCTAGACTATAAATTTACTTCGTACATTGAATTGTTAGATGGTGGTAACGGTGGATATGACCCTGTTCCGTTAGAAACATTTGAAATTCAAGGTTGCTGGATCAAGTCTATTGCCTACGACGGTGGTGACTATTCTAAGAGTAACGAAACTATGAACGTTGAACTAACAATTTGTTACGATAACGCTGTACAAACAATTGGTATTAACGGTGGACTAATTGGTATCGGTTCTCCAGTTGGTAGAACTGTTGGTACAACAGCAATCGGTAGTTAACATACACTAGCACGATTAAGCCCGGTTTTATACCGGGCTTTTTTATGGCATAAATAATGATATGTCTACACCATTTACAAATTTTCTATCCGGATCATCGGCTAACAGTAACAGAACATATAAAAGTTATGCTCATGCAACTGGGCTATATGTCAACGGCAATAGAATGCCTAGATTGCCTAAATTTGGGTTCTTGTATTTTATACAGTTTAGATTAAACAATGATGTAAACCAACTAGTATCTAGAGAATGGCGAGATGATCTGGGATTCTTAGCCAAGAAAATTGATCTTCCTAAATTTAAAATAGGAACACAGACTGTTAATCAATACAACAGAAAAGTAAACGTACAAACAAAGTTAACCTACGAACCCATTACTATTGATTTCCATGATGACAATAGCGAGATAACCAGTTTGCTTTGGAGACTATATTATGAATATTATTATGCAGACGGTCGAAATCAAAACGGTCTGTTTGGTGAAGCGTTTAAAGGAGACACAAAATTTAAAGATAGTTTTGCCTATGGATACAAACCCGATCCAGCACAACAAAAACCCTTCTTTCAATCAATAGACATATTTGTTTTACATCAAGGAAACTTTTCACAATATAGTATTTCTAATCCCATGGTCACACAATGGGATCATGATCAGTTAGATCAAACCAGCGGTAATAAACTACTACAAAATAAAATAAGTTTTGCCTATGACAGTGTAGCCTATTATCAAGGGGTTATCAACGAAGACCCATTGGCAGAATCTGCGTTT